ATATCCAACCGATGCAGATATAGAGGTATTAAAAAAACTCGGTCTGCCAGTACCAGGGGCTACAACTACTAAGAAGGATGAGGAATAAACAATGGCAATTTATCTAGATAATAACGTTGGCCTTAAAATTGCCACCGTTGATCTTTCACAATATGTAACAAGCATTAGCCTTACACAGACTTTTGACGAAGTAGAAACTACTGCTATGTCTACTAGCGGTACAGCTTCACACACTTTTGCTAAGGGCCTAGAGTCCAGCACCTTAACCGTAGACTTTTTAAATGACTGGGCTGCAGCTGCAGTACAAGCAACGCTACAAGCTGCTTACGGCACAACCGTTACAGCTGTAATTATCCCAGTTAAAGGAACTGCCGTTAGCGCCACTAACCCGTTATTTACGGTTTCAATTTTGATCAACAACTTAACCCCTGTAGGCAGCCCAGGTACGCCTGCCGATTATGCACGTAGCTCTATGACGTTTACTTGCAACTCATCCGTTGCATACGCAACTACTGGATCGTTCTAAGGAGAACTAATGGCACGGCTGAAAATCACAAGGGCTACTGGCGAAACTATTGTAAGTATTACGCCGGTGGTTGAAGTCGCCTTTGAAAAGTACGCAGGGCAGGGCCTATATAAGCAGCTACGCGAGCACGAAAAAAATAGCGACTTATATTGGCTAGCCCACAATGCGTTAATGCGTACAGAGGTTATCCCGCCGTTTGGCGATGACTTTCTTAAAGATTTAATTTCGGTAGAAGTATTAGAGGATGAAAGCCCAAAAGGGTAGATCGGAACTCGTTTACTTACTTGGTGGCATCGCTTGCCGTTGAGTTGAAAATTAGTCCCGATCAAGTTTTATCTATGGATGAAGTTATGTTTAAAGCAGTACTACAGGTTTTAAGCGATAGAGCTAAGGAGCGTGAACGTGCCAGTAGACATCAGCGGCTACGCCGACACGCTTAAATCTATGCGTAAATTTGATGATGACCTTTACAAAGGTATGCAGAAACAGATTAAGGGAGCGATGATCCCTATCCGTGACAAAGCTAGAGCCTATGCACCAAGCAATAGCGCGATGCTTAGTGGATGGACTAATAAACTCGCGTTTGGCCCACAAACTACAAAATACACGCCTTTTCCTAAATACGACCAAGCCGAAACTGTCAAGGGTATCGTTTACAAACCTGGACAAAATAAGCGCAATAAAGGCACAGCTTTTAACGTAAGTTATTACGTGGCAAACCGCAGCGCTGGTGGAGCAATTTACGAAACCGCAGGCCGTAAATCAGGCCTTGGTGGCAGACCAACTACACACCAAGCCCGACTAAAGGGTGGTGGTAAGTTCACACAAAGCGGCACAAAGGTTGATAACAATAGCCTTAACCCAAACGCAGGCCGTCAATTGATGGCACCTATGGGGCCTTTGGTTGGAAGTACAAGCGAGCTGTCTTTCAGTACAAAGACTGCCAGCACAGGCCGCCTAATATTTAGAGCTTGGAACGAAGATCAAGGCCGCGTATCTCACGCGGTAAACTTGGCTATAGACGTAGCAGTAAAAACTTTTAATGCTACTAACACTTCTGATAAATATACGTTGGCTGCATAATGTCATCTTTAATAGTCTCGGCAATTGCCAAGTGGAATGGTGCAGCTCTTAAAAAAGGTCAAAAGGATTTAACAGCCTTTCAAAAAACTACCCTTAGTTTAGGTAAAACTTTTGCCTCAGTTTTTGCCGCTCAAAAGATTTATCAATTTGGTAAAGCTAGCGTTAAGGCCTTTATGGCTGATGAAAAAGCAGCCAAGTCTTTAGAGATTGCTTTAAAAAATACCGGCAACGGGTTTGCAACTTTAGCCACCGAAGGTTTTATATCTCGGATGCAGCAAACCTACAAAGTCTTAGATGATGAATTGCGCCCTGCTTTTCAAACTTTACTTACTTCAACTGGATCAGTAACTAAAGCCCAAGAAGGTTTACAACTTGCATTAGATATTTCAGCTGGTACAACGAAAGATTTAGCTAGCGTGTCGGCTGCATTAGCTAAAGGCTATGCAGGAAATACAGCCGGACTAAGCAAACTTAATGCGGGATTATCCAAAGCCATATTAAAAACTGGCGATATGGAAAAGATTACAGCCGCTTTGACTGCTCGCTTTCAAGGCCAAGCTCTTGGCTCGTTAGATACTTATAGTAAAAAGTTTGATGCTTTAAGTATTGCAGCTGCTAATTCTAAAGAGATATTGGGAAAAGGTGTTTTAGATGCTTTAGACGCCATAGGCGGCGGTAGTACCCAAAATGGAATTGCCAAAACAACTTCTGGAATGGAGAAATTGGCCACAGCGGCAGCCAAGTTTGGTGTCAATTTTTCTACGGGTATCGGTCAGGGCCTTGCGCTATTACGTGGTGATTTATCAACCTTTAAATCTTTGGGAGAAGCGGCAGCCAAAAAGCCTGAACAGAAAGCCGCTTACAGCTCTTTATCTATGTATATGACAACCGAGGCGGCTGAGCGCGCTAAGGTAGTAAAGACTCTTAAAGATCAAAATGCAGAAGCTCGTAAGGCTGCACAACTAAAGGCAGCCGAAAAAAACTTAGATGAGCTAAAAAAGAAGTTTGATATAGACCGGATCAACCTAGAGACTGCTCTGCTCAACTCAAAAGATGATGCAGAAAGAGCTCGTATTAAAGGCTTAATTGCCATTATGGATGAGGATAAAGACGCAGCTGCGGCTCGTATAGCCGAGATTGACCGCACCGAGTCTATAAGGCTCCAGGGTTTATTAGACACAGCCAAAGCCGAGGAAAAAGCACGAACTGACGCCGCCAACAATATTAAAAATCTTGGGGATGCAGCTGCTAAAGCCGCTGCGATGCTATCCACAATAGGTAATCCAGCTGGTAATTACACCTACTCTGCGGCAGCTCCATCCTTTGTATTTGGTGCTGGAAGTGTGCCGGATATCCCTAAAACGATCAGTAATGCAGCTGATATGGGTAATCCAAACGGTATCTACGACTACAGCTCGGCCAACCCATCCTTTACTTACAGCCCACCGCTGGTACAAAATATAACTATAGAAGCGCCCAACGGCAGCGAAGAATATTTAACCGATGCGGTAAAGCGAGCCTTGCAGAAGTTAAACCGCTATGGCGATAGCACCACGTTTGCGGGTGCGTTGTAATGGCCATCCCAGTAATTAACGCAATTATTAACTTCTCTACTGGCCCTAGCTTTGGTATGCCTATGGTCCTGGACTCAGGTGTACTAGGTACAAACGTGTTAGCCGATAGCGCAACAGTAACAGCCGATGTATCAGACCAGGTAAGTGCTATCTCAATTAAGCGTGGCCGCTCGGCCGAGTCTGACCAATTTCAGACTGGCACACTTAGCCTAAAAATTGTGGATGTAAATGGGGATTTTAACAGCATGAACACTAGCGGCCCATATTATGGCCTGCTTAATCCAATGCGTAAGATACAAATTACAGCTACTTATAACGGCGTTACCTACCCAATTTTTGCAGGCTTTATTACCGGCTATAACACCACTACCCCGCAATACACCGGTGACGTTAGCTTTACAACTATCACAGCTGTAGATGCCTTTAGGCTTGCACAAAATGCGCAAATATCTACGGTAGTAGATGCAACGGCAGGCCAGTTAAGCGGCACACGAATTAACAAAATACTAGATCAAATCGTGTGGCCAACGGCCCAAAGGCAGATAGATCCTGGACAAACCACGATGCAGGCAGACCCAGGCACAGCCCGTACCGCCCTTGGGGCTATGCAAACGGTAGAGATTAGCGAATATGGGGCTTTATACGCCGATGCCTACGGAAACTTTGTATTTAAGGATCGTGCCACAGCTACTACTAGCGTAAATCAAACCGCCGTAGCCTTCAACGATAACGGTACAGGTATCGCGTATAACAATGCTGTGTGGATATTTAACGATGCGCTGGTCTATAACAAGGCCGACATAACCCGAACAGGCGGGACGACTCAAAACGCCACAAATACGGCCAGCATAGACAAGTACTTTCTGCACAGTTATAACCAACAAAACCTACTAATGGAAACCGATGCGGTGGCCTTGCAATACGCGCAGGCCTACGTGGCTAGCAGGGCAGAAACAACAGTCCGGTGCGATGCGATCACGCTAGACCTTTATACAGAGAACTACACAGCGGGAACTATTGCAGCC